ATCGGCAACGCTCAAGATATCGCTGGCAGCTTATCGTCTATTGCAAAAGCCACGATGGGTGAACAGTCAGCCGCCTTTAAAGTGATGTTCGCTGTAGAAAAAGGCATCGCTATCGCCAGGTCTATCATGAACATCCAGACTGCACTGTCATCGGCTGCCGCCTCGCTGCCGTTTCCGGCAAACTTAGGTGCGATGGTCACTGTCGCAACCAACGTGGCGGGCATCATTGGCAACATTCAAGCAGTTCGTAATCCGGTCCAAGGCCAAGCACATGATGGCGCTGATTATATTCCAAAAGAAGGCACTTACTTTCTTGACGAAGGTGAGCGCGTTGTTAAGCCTGACGATAACCGCAAGCTCAGCGATTTTTTAAATAACAAAGACAATAAAACCACCGCAAGCAAGGTAACTGTTAACGTCACTAATAACGCTGCTGTTGATGTTACCACCAATGTAAATAGCGACGGTGATATAGACATGCGTATTGACAAGCGTTTGAGTCAACGCTTGCCGCAAGCCATGTCGCAGCAAGTAAGCACGCCATCGTCACCCTTCAATAAATCGCTAAAACAAAACTATCACATGCAGAGGGATCTTTAATTATGACTGATTTGCCTAGGTTCATGCTAAAGCCGTTCCGCGAGGGTTACGGGTTTACGTTGGGTCGCAATACTGTCAGCACCAATACTAAATCAGGCCGATCACGACAGCGCTTGGATCGCATTGGCACTCCGCACCGACTCAACGCAACTTATAAATGCACACCGCTCATGTGGCAGTACTTAACCGCTTTTTTACGCAAGTACGAAGCAAAACCGTTCTTGGCGTACCTACTATTAGATGACACTGAGCACCGTTGGTATCAATGCCAATGCCTAGATGATGACGGCATCCCAGTAACCACCAATGGCGATCAGACTTTTACAGCGCAGCTCACACTGGAAGCTTTACCAATGCCCGTTGATTCAACGGCAGACTCTCGAAACATACAGGCTTACGACATGACCGGCGGCAAACCCAGTATCTGGTTTAAATTACTCGAAAATCTGGCTAACTTCCAGCTGCCATAATAAAGGAGGCGATATGACCACGGCCGATGAAATTAATTACTGGCTAAAAGGAACGCGGGGCCAAGTACGAATTGAATGTATAGAAATCAAACACCCTTCATTTACTAAAAATTATCGATTTACACGCAATGCCATGCAAGGCATTCGCGCAAAAAATGAGGTGGGGTATTGGCTTGATTATGAATACTTGCCGATTGATATTCGCGCATCTAGATCAGCAAGCGACTTAGAGCAAGGATTTACTATCGGCATTGGTGATGTCGGCGAGGTTATGCCGAAAGAGATTGACCGCTTACGAAATGGGCAATACCCAAATATACGACCAACGGTCAACTACCGTGTGTATTTATCTGACGACTTGACCAAGCCAAGCATGAGCGTTTTAGATCTTGAAATCACAGACAATCAACCACAAAAGCGCGGCGCGGTATTTGTCTGTAAGGCCCGCGACCTTAACAAGCTGGCGACGGGGATTGTTTATACGCTAAAAGACTTCCCATCATTGCGCGGCTTGCTATGATTTTAGACTTGTCGAAATACGACGATAAACACTATCACGATACTGATTATAACTGCCTACACTTTGCTGTAGATATTTATCACGACTTGACGGGTGATGATATGTCCGTTTATGTCAGCGGCTTATTAACTGGTCGTGCTCATCGAAAAATAGACATCGCAAAGTTAAAACGCTTCGAACGCTTAATCCTGCCAAACGCACCTTGCCTGGCAATAATGCATGGCGACGCGATGCATGCTGGCATCTACCATAAAAACAAAATAATCCACATCACTGAGTCGGGCGTGCAAAGTATGGCACCGCATATCGCAGAAATTAGACACGGATACATAAAATACTATGCAATCTAATATTAAATTAATTATCGTCGATGACCCGCTCGACTATGTGCAAACAGACATCCCAACCCACACGCGCCTAGGCTCAGATTTGTTTGATATGGTCAGCGACGTATACCCGAATGGTCCACCAAAAAACACTAATTGGTATCAAAACACCTGGGATACTTATAACGATGTCACCCCAATTAATTCTGAGGATATTGCAGCGTTAAATGCACAGGGCGGTACAATCTACATTGTCACCTACCCAGGCGACCCTATAACCGCTGTTTATATTGCTATTAGCATTGTCGTTTCAGTCGCAGTAGCTTTTTTAATGCCGATGCCAACAGTGCCGGGTGCAGGTTCACCATCCGCGCCGCCGAGTCCTAATAACGCACTATCGCAACGTACTAACCGGCCACGGCTCGGTGGTCGTGTGCCAGCGATATTTGGCGACGTTTGGGCAGTGCCAGACCTCACTGCACAAACTTATAGCGTGTACATTAATCATGAGCAAATAGAATATAGCGATATGTGCATCGGAGAAGGTTATTACGATATTACTGCTGCAAAAGATGAGACTACTGCAATCGGATTGATAGGAGGCGCTAACGTCAGGACTTATAACCCTGGTGTTAACGCGCACACTCAATTGCCGACACTAGAGTTTGGTAACTCGCTCACGGCCGCTGAGCAGCAATATGATAGTTACTTAACGCGCCGCTACTCATCGGTAAACGGACAAGTTCTAGCAGTACCCGAGAACTATTTGATTTGCAATAATAATGTCGTATTTGAGCCGCCAAATATTGTGAAAATTACCAGCGGCACAGGGTTTGATACCTCTATTTTTACAGTCGGAGAAACCCTACAAGTAGAAGATGCAGACTCAATATACTCACCAAGTAGCATGGTGTATAACTTATCTGGATTTTATACGATCACATCTTCATCAAGCACTCAGCTCACTTTAAATAGCCCTGAACTCGTCAACACGGCGTGGGCAACGTTATCCGCGAATGATACTCAGACGAATAATGCAAGCGCTGTGCTCAGCACAGAAAGTCGCCCATTATGGCAGGGTTGGCACTACATCACAGAAAACGATCTTGATATCGCGATTATTAATTTTGTCGCCCCGCAAGGTATATATACAACGCATCTTGATGGCGACAAATTTGCCGCTTTTGATATCGCGCTTATTGTCGAAGTACAAGGGTTGGATAGCAACTCACAGCCCTATCCTGGTGCTAACGTAGCTAAGTTTGATTATCGTTTTTTTATTTCTGGCAGAACCGCTAAGCTAAACGCCCAAGGCACCGCTTATACTTTTACAAGCTCAGAAGAAGCCCGCCAAACTGCTGCACTAACTCAAACTATCGGTTTATTTAAAAATCCAGGAGGCAGCAGAATACGAGTGAGGCGCGATAGTCGGCGACAAAAACTTGGCAAACAATATGTTGCAGATGAAGTAAAGTTTGTTGATTTGTATAGCGCTATAAAAGCACAAAATAGCCCCTTTGCGCACAACGTCAATGCCACCTTAGTTAAAACCAAAACAAAAGCAACCGGAGGTGCCACGTCTTTAAAAGAGCGTAAGCTGACATTGTTAGCGCAGCGACGCATCAAAGACTTAAGCGTATGGCAAGGTTATGTTTTGGGTAAATCTGGCGACAGCAGAAATAATTTACTCTTAACAGAGTCGGTAGATTTTAAAGGAGCGAATCAAGGTGTTATTTTACTGAAAACGTATGAAGGACTGTTTGAGACTACATGCTACCCAGTAGAAAATACAAACCAAGAAGTTAGTGTACCGCAGCTACCGGATTTCCCATTTTTGCCTAGTGCGAGCCAAAACAAGCGCGGTGCCGCTTATTATTTTGCACCAGGAATACCTACCGAAAAACTAGAGAACCAAATTCTACGCCCATCAAACCGAATCGACGATATTATCTACCACATCGCAACTGGCGAAACAACAGGCGGATTAACCAGCGCTGATTTAAACATGACGCAAATAACCGACGAAGTTGATGCTCAAATCGCTTATTTTGGCACTGATCTATGCGCGAAGTTTTGCGGCACATTTGATAACGTCGATATATCGACCGAAGAGATGATACAGACTGTCGCAAGCGCTGGGTTTTTTACCGCTTATCGTATTAACAATAAAATACATCTGCACTTTGAGCGCGCAGAGCCAAGCTCTGTTGTCACTTTTAACAGTCACAACATCACGCCTGACAGCTTTGAATATGCTGAGTCGTTTGGCGCGCGAGCTGAATATGATGGTGTTGAGGTCACATATACAGATCCAAAGGACGATGCAAAAGTAACATTGTCGTACCCCAGCGCTGGCGGTGTTAATCCGCAAAAAATAGAGCTTGTGGGCGTGCGAAATAATGTCCAAGCACACATGCAAATGATGCGCGCTTATCACAAAGACATGCTGAGCTATAGCACTTGCGCTTTCACTGGTGCAGATGAATCCGCTATCGTGATACCAACCAACCGCATTAGTGTAGCTAACCAAACCCGCGCCGATACCCAGCAAGGCGTTGTTATGTCTATGCATTTAGATAGTAATAACGAAACCTTACTAACACTAAGTGACCCCGTGGATTTTGGCACCAGCGGCAATGGCACAATATTTATACAAACTGAAGCCGCCACCGTCGAGCGTATAATTTGTTATCAAAATAGCGGCAATAAAGACACGGAAGTTGTGTTATTTAGGCCCCCCTCCCAGTCGCTGAGTCTATCAAATTCAGACGCAGTAAGATCAACCTATCAATTTGTGCCCGGCGATGCGCTCAACTCTAACAAAGACAGCTACCTAGTCACAGCAAAAGAGCCTGGCGATAACCCATTCACTCATCGCTTAACTTGCGTAAATTACACCGACAAATACTACCAAAACGACCGCGACTTTATTAAAAACAACGTGCGCTTAGACACTTAAAAAGGAGAGTAATGTGGAAATGCCAATTACGCTGCAAGATTTAACTGACGGATCTTTAGATTTAAAAACGATTGATGACTTTGCTCATCTACCAGCAAACGAAATGGTTACCAGACGCCTTGCGGCCCCTACCCAGCCACTTGCATACTATTTGGATTATTTTCACGGCTTAGAGCTTGTTTATAGTCAACAGTCAGGCTCAGTCACTGTAAATGGTATACAGACAAAGACAGTTACCCAAGCGATAAGTGACGCACTGGCGTCGAAAGCATACAAGGGCGATACGGGCACTGCGGCAGTGATCAGCAGTATTGCAGCAAGCACGCTCAGCCCCGGCACCGCTTCTACTGCAACTATGGGCGGCACACCAGGCAACCGCACAATAGCGCTAGGTATCCCTCGCGGCGACAAAGGCGCATCAGGAACTATTACAGGCGTAACCGTTATTACAGGCGCAGCAGGTTCTACAGCCAGTGTTGCGTTGACCGGTACACCCGAAAACCGCGCTATTGCTTTAACTTTGCCACGAGGCGACAAAGGAGAGGTAGGTCCCGCTGTACAACTAGCAAATACTTTCGGGCAATCAACTACTCAAGCAGTATCACAAAAACTATTTACTGACACAGTTACACCTGCATTCAATGACATTGGAGAGCCTGGCGCAATCAGCTTTGGCGTCGGGGTTACTAACGATCTACCACCCGGCATGTCGCAAATGCAAGGCACGGCTATAAAAGGCCACCAAAACTGGGGTAATTATCAATACAGTGATGGCTCAGTGATGTGCTATGTGCCGATGTTTTACTACCGCTGGGGCCATGCAGACAGTCCACGATTTGCTGACTATGGTCCTAATGCGTGCGACGTAAAGTCAATGAACGACTTTGTAGATGTTGCCGCCGCAAACGCTGCAGGCTATGCTGTACACCGTGCCTTTTATGACGACGGTAAACTAAAAGACGGTTTTTTTGTAGACAAATATCAGTGCAGTAATAACAACGGCACCGCATCGTCAATCAAGAATGGCAATCCACTTTCATCAAGCGGTGCTAACAACCCATTCAGCGGTTTGACGGGATCGCCAGGGAATAACTATGCAAGTGCTATTGACTCGGCAAAAACCCGTGGTGCTGATTTTTTCCCGACAACCGTGTTTATTCAACGCGCACTCTCACTACTAAGTATGGCTCATGCACAAGCAGCAACTAGCTCAGCTGCGTGCGCTTGGTATGATGCGGCGGGCGTCAACAACTTTCCAAAAGGCTGCAATAACAATGCTTTGCGTGATGTTA